ATGGCCGACCGGTCGCCGTGGATGAACGATCGCGTCACCGTGCTGCGCCGGTTCCTGGCCGAGTTGCACGACCTGCACCTGCCGCCCGAGCTGGCTCGGGTTCAGGTGGCCGGCCACATCGAACTCCTGGTGTCGGTGCTCCGATTGAACCGGCAGAGCGCCCGCCAGTTCGTCACCGACGATGTCCTGCGCGAGATGGCCGTGGACATCGCCACTGCCGTCGCGTCCGACTAGTCCCCCCTCGGGCCTCGACCCCGCCCGTCACCCGCCGAGACCGACACCACGGTCGTTGCGTCGCAAGAATCACAGCCCTGACGTCGATCTCGATTTCTTCAGAACTCGATTCGACGAAAAAGAGGCGCGGTCGGTAGACCGCGCCTCTTTTTTCCAGAGTGCGCCCGAAGGGATTCGAACCCCTAACCTTCTGGCGTATCTAAGCGGCGTCCGACAGTCCATCGAAGTCTGCAGAGATGTTGCAGCACAACATTTTTCGACCTTGGGCGTATGTTTGAGTTCATCACGATTCGGGCCGATTCGGGTGCGTTTATGTCAGGAAAGTGGAGACTCAGGACGCTTTGACGATGGCTTCGTAGTGGTGGATGCGGCCGTGCACATAGCTCGGCGTGATCGCCGTTTCCAGACGGGCCGTCCGGTCCCCGAACGACACCATGCCCTTACCGCCCACAGCGTCCATGTCCAGGCTGGCCGGCAAGATCAACCGATAGACGTTCTTGTAGACCAAGCCCTGGCCGAACGGTTCGAGCGTGCCAGCCGACTGCTCGGTCACCACGGTGCCGTAGACGACCTGCTCGGCATCCTCACCGTCATCGCGCTTGAAGTGGATCGTTATGCGGTCGCGGTGAATCACTGCGCCCTCACCCGATACCGGTTGAGCACGAACAGCTCGGCCAGCGTCCAGCCCGTGAATCCACCCCGGATATCCACCGACCCCACGGTGGTGGGGATCTGCTCGGGGTTGGCCACCAGCCGCGCCGTCGCGGTGGTGATCACCGCGGCGATCTCGGCATTGGGCTCGGCACCGTTGAATCCGCGACCCCGGGTGTAGGCCCGGGCCATCGCGGTCACGATCTGGACGTGTTGCCCGGCCAGGGCGACAGCGGGAGCATCGCCGTCGCCCTGGCCGAGGAATGCGGCAACATCAGCGCCGGTGACCACGAGGCTCAGGCCTCGGTCAGGAGCGTGACGGCCTTGGCTTGCAGCAGTGCGGTGTCCCAGCGGGACACGACACGGATACCGATGGAGTCATAGTCACCCCAGGTCTGGTCGAGGATCTTGACCTCGGCGTTGACGTCGCGGGCGACGACGACCTTGGACATGTCGACCAGGCCGACGCGGGCCTTGCCCGGTGCGGTGCCGGTGTTGGCGATGTTGTCGGTGATGATCACCGGCAGGCCCAACAGGCGGAGCTCGGTGCCGTTCTGGATCGTGTTCGGATCGAACAGGTACCGGGCGTCCGACGTTCCGACCTTCAACTTGCGCAACGCCGCGAACGATGCGCTGGTCATCACCCAATGCGAGGGTGTGACCTTGTTGCCCTGGGCGACAGCGAGACCGTCGATCAGTGAGTCGGGGTCGGTGAGGTCCAGGACGCCGGTGGCGATGCCGGTCTGGCGAAGGATGCCCTTGATGGTGTCCGAGGTGCCGGCGCCGTCCCACAGTGCTTTATCGAGGGCGCTGGACACGTCGGTGACCAGGCGGGTCCGCAGTACCGCTTCGAGGCCCACGACGCTGGTACGGATCAGCTCGTTGGACAGCTTCACCAGGACCTTGAGGCCCTTGAGAGTCGAGGGCAACAGGGTGACCTCGTCGAAAGCGACATCGCCGTCGGTGATCTGCGCGCCCTCGGCGACGAATCCGGCCGTGACGCCGTTGGTGATGCGCGGGACGCGGACGGGGCTGGAGCTGTCGAGTACGACCGGCCCGGCGGCCAGGAATGTGCTGGCCTGTTCGAGGGGCTGGACAAGCAGGCTGGAGACCTGCGACTGGATCAGAGTGGAGTTACCGGAGGTGACCTCAATGGCCATGATGATGTCCTGACGACGTTGGAGTGTCTGTGTGGCAGCCGCCGACGCCGCCAGGACATCGCCTCAGGTGTGGGCACCGGGCCCACAACGTTGAGTGTATCGGACCGCGGTCCGATTATGCTCGTTCCTTCAACATGTCCAGCAGGGAGAACGATCCCGACGCCGGCCCACGCTGCCCTTGCCCAATGTCACCGGTCGGCCGGCGCGTGGCCAGATGCGGCTTCGCTTCGAGCAATTCGTCGATAGCTTCCCGGAGCCGGGAACCGTCGCCTTCGAGGTGCTCGGCGTCGAACGGCAGGTCGGTCGGATCGGCCAATCGGCCAGTGGCCCGGACCAGTTCGGTGTGCAACCGCGCGGCCAGGGCGTCGGCCTCCCCGGCGCGCTGCCGGTACTTGCCGTTCTCCTGGCGCAGCTTCTCGACATACGAGCGCGGGAACGTCTCCGGCTCGTTTTCGGTGGCGTCACCAGTATCCGTTTCCGCCTCCTGAACACCCTCAGGGGTCGCGTCTGAAACGTCACCCTCGGGAGCTGCGGACTCGGTGTCCATGACTTCGGTTGCCTCAGTGGCGGTCTCACTCATATCGGTCATCCTTCACAATCGTGAACGTAATGAACTCACTGCTCGGGAGCGGTTCCTCTTGAACCGGCCCCTGTTCTGCCAGCACCACCCGCGGCTGGCAATTGCAGCCCGGATGACTCTGGAACTTCTTGGTTTTCGGCCACACGTACCCGTCCCGCCACCACCAGCGGCACAGCTCGCACGGTTCGGCGTCCATCTGCCGCACCCAACCCGCAACGAGCGGCTGATGCTCCATCGCGTTGACCGCTGCGGCCTGCGCAGTCTCCAGCGGCTCCGAACGGGCCATCCGCTCCAGCCGCATCTCACGCTGGTCCGGTTCCCCCTCAGCAGGTTCGGGAACATCGAGGATCGTTGACACCGCGCCAGTCAGCCGCTCCACCTCATCGGTGGGCACTATCCCCACGGTCGGAGTCGGAACCCCCGCGGCCTCCTCGATCTGCCGGGACAGGAACACATCAGCCAGGCTGGTGGCCGCAGCGTTCGCCCGGTTGATCACCTCGGCAATCAACTCCGCCGCCGCGTCGACAACGACCTGGCCGGCCCGGTGCGCCGCGTAGATCGCCAGCACGCGCCGCACCGTGCCGGCGGCCAGCTCCTCAGTCGCAGCCTGATAGGCGGCCACCGGGGCGGTCACGCCGGCCTCACCAGGTCAATACCTGCGGTGTCCAGAGCCTCAGCCCGGCGCGCGGCACGGATCTTGCTGATTTCGTCGTCGGAGTAGCCGAGCTTGGCCAGCGCGTACGACTGCGGAAGTAGGCCGGCCTGGTGCAGCTTCACCACCGCGTCGGCCTCCTGCGCCACACTGCGGGTCGCGGCATCAGCCCACTGCACCCGAATGTCGTCAATCAGGTGCGGAGCACGCCCGTCACGTACGGCGATCATCAGCTTGGCGACCTGCTCCCAGGCCCGCCCGAACGTGGCCTGCCGGGACTCCGCCCGCGCCGTCAAGCTGGCCTCAGCCGCCCTTAGAGCATCCGCCGACGCCGGGTTATCCGAGAAGACACCGACATAGTGAGCTGGCAGCGTGGACACGGCCATGATCTGCCCGAGGATCACCCGCACGCTGGCCTCGTAGCCCGACAAGTCCGCTGCCGCCAACTGCCCGAACTCCGCGTTTTCCTTCTCCGACACCATCGCCCGATGCCCCTCCGGGATCGGATTCACCTCGGTCATGACGGGCTGGTCATCCTCATCGAGGACCGGGTTGCCGTCGTCATCGAGAACCGGTTCCTCGGTGAGCTCGATGCCGGTGGCCCAGCGGCGTGGCCGGCCGACGTACTCGCTGGTGACCATCATGTCGGCCAGCGACTTGTTCAGCGCGTCCACCAGCGGCTTGAGGTCGTCGATCTCCGAGCCGCCCCAGTCCCCGACGATGCGGTCAGTGTTGCGCAGGTTGACCACCGGGACCACACCCAACGGATTGGCGATCTCGTCAATCACCTTGAATCCGTTGGCCACCGCGCCTTGCTGGTTGGCGCGTAGCCGCACAATCCGGTCCGGCAGGTACATCACCGCCTCGGTCGTCTTGGCGTTGGTGTCCTCCCACTGCTTGATCGCGGCCGACACCTGGCGGCTACCCGGATCGCACAGGACCGCAACCTGTTTGGCCGACTCCACCGTCACCTGTGGCCGGCCCTGCCGGTCAGCCCACACGATCAC